GAGAACAGCCACTAATCCTGTAGAAGTATATACAGAAAAGCTAGACGTTAGAGTTAGAGGCAGAACATTCGCTCTGCGTGTTGAGGCATCTGAGATAGGTACAAAGTTTAAATTAGGATCACCTCAAGTGAATATTGTGCAAGATGGAAGAAGATAATGTTAGTTACAAGTATACCACAATATGTTCAGGGTTTAACAAATGCAAAGTTAGATTTAACTACAACTGATGAAACAACTTTATATACAGCACCAACTACAGCGGATTTTAACGCATCTGTGGTAAATAGCATAATAATATCTAATGACTCTGGTAGCTCAGATACAATAACCATTACTATTACTAATGGTGCCAATGTTTTTAGTTTATTCAAGGTTAAAGCAGTTGCAGCAAATACGTCTATAGAATTATTAACAAGAGATTTAATCTTACAAGAAGGTGAGATATTAAAGGCAACAGCAGCTACCGCTGATAGATTACATGTAGTTGCAAGTATACAAGAGTTTGCAATACACAGAACGCCACAGGTAGATTTATAATGACAGCATTTGCGTTGGCATGTTATCTTGGTGGCGTGGCGCAGGGAGCTATATATTTTAAATCAGTTGCAGATTGTATATATTATACGAAGTATTTAAATGAACAGCAGTACAAAAATGATACAGGACAGACAATAACATATGAGTGTATATGTAAACTTGTACCACAGGTTAATGAAAAGAAAGTGAGGGTGTATTAATGTTACAGGCGTTGATAGGACCAGTTACAGGATTACTAGACAAGTTTATACCTGATGCAGATCAAAAGGCTAAGTTGGCACACGAGATAGCTACCATGTCTGAAAAACATGCTCAGGAGGCTTTACTTGCTCAGTTAGAAATTAACAAAGCAGAGGCTGCAAGTGGCTCTATATTTAAAGGCGGATGGCGCCCAGCTGTTGGGTGGGTCTGTGCGATTGCTTTTGCCTATCATTTTATCTTAAAAGATTTAATTATATTTGGTGCAAGTTTTGCTGGTGCAGAATTACCAGAACTGCCGGAATTTGATATGGGTACACTTTTAACTGTTCTCGGCGGCATGCTTGGCATCGGAGGACTCAGGACATATGAAAAGCAAAAGGGTCTTACAAAATGAGTTTATATAGAAACATACAAGCTAAGAGAAGAAGAATAAAAGCTGGTAGTGGTGAGAAGATGCGTAAAGCAGGATCTAAAGGCGCTCCTACTAAGAAAAATTTTGTAAGAGCAAAGCAGACTGTTAAGAAAAAATAATGTCAGATAGACTTTTTAGGATAAGAAGAAAGATGGCTAAAAAAAGAGACCCTAAAGTTGGAACAGGAAAAAAACCAAAAGGTTCTGGTAGACGCTTATACACAGATGAGAACCCAAAAGACACAGTCGGTATCAAGTTTGCCACAGAAGCAGACGCCAGAGCTACGGTTGCAAAAGTTAAAAGAGTCAGTAAACCATTTGCGAGAAAGATACAGATCCTTACAGTTGGTGAGCAAAGAGCAAAGGTAATGGGTAAGAATAAAGTAGCTGGTATATTTAAAAGAGGCAAAGAGAGCATTAGAAAGGCTCAAAAGAAATGAAGTGGACTTATTTAAAGATATCTATTTTTTTTAATAAGATAGGTAACTATTTTTATTACAAACATGTACAGTGTGTTAAAAGAGATCAAGGGAGATAGTTTTGGATATTAATAAACTTAGAGAAGAATTAGAAGCAGATGAGGGGAAAGTACATGCAATTTACTTGGATCACCTTAACCTGCCTACTTTTGGGATTGGCCATTTGGTGCTTGATTCTGATCCAGAGTATGGACAACCTGTAGGCACACCTGTTAGTGAAGAGCGTGTAAATAGCTGTTTTGACAGTGATATACAAGGAACTATAACAGATTGTAAAAACTTATTTGACAACTTTGATGACTTACCAGAAGAGGCTCAATTAATTTTATCTAATATGATGTACAATTTGGGGTACACAAGACTAAGTAAATTTAGTAAACTTAGAGCAAGTATATCAATTATGGACTTTACTGAGAGCGCAAATCAAATGTATGACTCGAAATGGAGAACACAAGTGCCTAATAGAGCAGAGCGTTTAATTAATAGAATGAAAGCACTAGGAGCGTAATATGTTATCAGCAATACTTAGTTTAGCAGCACCAGCAATATTAGGACCAGCAGGACTTGCTATATCTGGTATGACCCCTGCAATAGCTAGCGCTATTGGAGGAGGGTTAGGTTCTTTATTACAAGGTGGTAACACACAAGATGTTATACAAGGCGCAGCTTTAGGTGGGCTTGGTGGATTTTTAGGTGGTAAGTTAGGTGGCGTAGATCCTAATATGGCCATGACACCTTCTACTGGCTTTGGAACTGCGAACGCAGCAGGTATGGCGCCTGATATGGGATTAGGGGCTATTACAGATCAGTCAGTAGCTCAAGTAATGGCTTCTCCTACATCTATAGGATCAGCTTTAACTAGACCTGAAGCTATAGGGGCGGGCATAGGTGGTTTAGCTGCTGACTCAATGGCTTTTAAACCAATGCCTTTTGAGGAAAGAGAAAAGAAAATATTTCCTGAAGGAATGGCTCCAAAAAATACTGTAAGATTTCCTACAGATCGTGACAAAGATGATTCAAGCGAATTTGATTATAGATTTGCACCAAACTACATGGCTGAAGGTGGTCCAGTGGAAGATGATATGGCAGCTATGGATATGGGGCTAGGAGGTATGACAGAAGAAGGCATGAACGACAAAGAGCTAATAAGTAGCGCTATAGATGTTATACAAGGCGAAATAAGCGACCCTGATGAGCAACAAGTTATTTTAGGTCAATTTGTAGCGCAATTTGGTCAAGATGCTTTACAGGATCTTGTAGCAAGAGTTCAGTCTGGCGATATTTCTGCTGATCCACAAGAAGGAGATGGTATGGTAAAAGGCGCTGGAGATGGCATGGCTGATATGATACCTGCTTCAATGGAAGGAGATCAAGACGTATTGCTTTCTGATGGTGAGTTTGTTGTTCCTGCTGACGTTGTTAGTGGCATAGGAAATGGGTCTTCAGATGCAGGCGCTAATAAATTAGAAGATATGATGGATAGAGTTAGAGAGTTAAGAACTGGTGGTAAAACACAGCCACCTGCTATACCTGATGAGATGATGTTGCCTGCATGATATGCACAGCAGTGCCTCGTGAGGCGATAGACATAGTTTGGGGCGATGTTAGTAGTTTGTTAAATAAGGCAATACTAACAAGTGGTGGTAAATATCATATAGATGATATTTATGAAAACTTAACAAAAGGTTATTATAATCTTTGGTTAATAGTAGATGATAAAGACGGAGAAAAAGTTATAGCAGCTTTAACAACTAGAATAATATGGTATCCAAACAGAAAGGCAATGGCTATGGATTGGATAGGTGGCAAAAGAATGATGGAATGGCTACCAAAAGCTATGGATATATTAACAGATTTTGCAAAAGATTGCGGATGCAGTCATTTAGAAGGCTATGGCAGAAAAGCATGGTCAAAAGTATTAAAAAAATATAACTGGAAACCAGAGTATATTGCATACAGAATGGAGATAGATAATGGGTAAAGGCGGATCAAGACCTCCGAGTCAACCAACAGAACAAAATATTACACAAACATCACTGCCTGATTATTATGAGCCGTATGCTACTAGATTAATACAAAGAGCAGAATCTGAGTCTAAGCGTGGTTATCAACCTTTTGAAGGTCAAAGATTAGCATCAGAAAACACAGATACTGCTGCATCTAGAGCATTAGCAAGGCAAGTTGCAGGATCTCCTATAGCTGGGTTTGATCAAGCTGCAGCAGGCACAACAACAGCTATGAATAGAGCGTTGCAGGGTATTGGATTTCAATCACAAGATTTTGATTCTGCACAAGCTCAAAAATATATGGACCCATATTTACAAAATGTTTTAGATGTTCAAAAACAAGCAGCAATTACGGATTTTCAAAGACAACAATCTGGTAGAGACGCTCAGGCTGTACAAGCAGGTGCTTTTGGCGGTTCAAGAGGCGCTGTGCAGTCTGCTTTAGCATCAGAGGGTCTGCAAGACAAACTTGCGGAAATACAAGCTACAGGTCAACAGAAGGCATTTGAACAGGCTCAACGTCAATTTGGCGCAGATAGAGATGCCAGAATGGCTGCAGAAAGACTTGGTTTAGGTGCCGCAGATGCACTTACCCAACAGGGCGCGCAACTAGCACAGCTAGGAGAAAAAGCTAGAGCTGGTGATATTGAGTCTGCACAACTGTTAGAAAAGATAGCAAAGGACAGACAAGCAAGAGAACAAGCAGGATTAGATTTATCTTATGAAGACTTTGTAAGACAAAGAGACTTTCCTAAAGAGCAGTTACAGTTTTATTCTTCAATATTAAGAGGTATACCTGTGCAGCCATCTACTGAAACAACTAAATTTCAACAATACAACCCTATAAAAGATTTATTGGGTACAGGTATAGCTGGATTAGGTTTATATAAAGGGATAACAGGCTGATGATGAATTTATTAGAAGTTCAAGATGACTTAAAAAACTTTTCACAAGATCAACTTGTAAAAGAAATGCAGCAACCATCAGGTGCTGCTCCTCAGTTTCTT